CCCCTAACTCAGTTGTTTCGTCATCATCGGGGTCTGTATAGTGGCTTGATATATCATCATCGTAAGTCATCGACTGCTTAACAATGGTGACTTCATCTTTTAAGAACTGATAGATAGCGAGAAGGACTGTTTCTAGGGTATCTATTTCATCATTGATTGGGTACTTACACTCCAGCGAACTAAATATATTTCCAGACTGCACGCTATCTAATTGTGCCATACCGTGCCTAATCAAGAAATCAAAAAACTTATCTTGGTAAGGGTAAGGGTCATAATTTATTCCTCTTTTGGCAAAAGTTATTATCTTATTCTTCGAAGGATCAATGATTATATCATATATCGGATGATCAAAAATCATATAATTACCATCTAAAGTCTTTCTTATTTTTAGATAAACAGTGATTGGATCTCTAATTTTAATTTTTATTTCTGGTTCAGCCTTCTTGACAATGACCCTTAATAGATTATCCTCTGGAACCTCTTCTTCTGGAGGCTCTTCTTCTGGGTTCACAAATAATTTAATAGCTTCTATAATTTCGCTTTCTTTATTCATTACTTTGTATCTCACTAACCAATTCTTGTATTTTCAAAATCTTTTTAAGAATCTTTTCATTTATATATTGTTCTTTGAAGCCGTCTATAACGTTGACCACCTCTTTCATTTTGTTAAGCATAATAGTGTCTTCTTTTATTTCTTTTGTTTCCAAAGAGGCTTCTATGTGCTCTTTTAATCTTCCTAGTTCTTCATTCAAAAAATACCTTAATTCTAGGCCGTTGTCTTTAAAAGATCCTACATATTTTGAAAGCAACTCTTTTTGCTCTTCTAATAGACCTCCGTAAGCTTCATTAAACTTTTTAGAGAATACTTTAAGCTCGGTACTATTAAGTCTCTTAGTGTTGATAGTTTGAGTCGCTGGCTGAATCATATATGATACAATTTGCTTTTCCAACATTATTTTCTTTTTTATCGGAGTACTTTGATTAAAAATTTGAGATATACTAGCTATGGTCTTGTAGTTCGAAACAAAATTAGTAAAAACATTTGTCGACACCCTCTTGTTTATTTGTGACACAAGTTGAGATTGTGTATCAAAAACGTTGCTGTTGTTTAAGGAAAGATATACTCTCTTGACCTCGCTTATGATCTTTTCGGCATCACCTCTAGACGCCCCCTTTGTTTCATATAAATTTTTATATAAAGATAGCTCTTGGAATAGTACTGTATTTTTATTGAAAAACTCAACTAAAACATCTTTAACGGCCCTTTCTTTTGCGCGGTCTTTGCGAAGAGCCGCCTTTGTTAACTCTCTAACAAGCGCTTCGAATAAAAAAGCTGTGTTTCTCCGCTTATTGTGCTTCAATTTCATCTCTCTTTTTCTCCAAGTTTCTAATCAAATTTTCAATTTCATTACCTGTTCTAAACAATCTCTTTTCCGCGATGATACTATAATTAGCTTTGTTTTCTGAAACTATTCCCTTAGACAAGCTATCAAAATTATATTTTAATCCCAGACCTCTTTTGCCGCCTTGCCTATGGCCACCTTGAGACATCATGTTCTTCTTGCGAGGAACTGAGCCTCTTCTTTTATCTAGTTCTTTTGGCACTGGCTTGTACCACTTGCCTTTTGATTTGTCAGTTGTTGTTTCTACGTTACCAAGCATATCTTGCTTCTTAACCTTGTGCCACATATATTCGCCTTCATCTCTCTTACCGGGCGGGGGGCCGGCTTCTTCTGGGGCGGCTAGTAGCCCCTCAAAGCCTTCGCCTTCGCCGGCTGGTGCTTCTGCTGCTTCTGGTGCCGGAAGTTCGGCGCCCATGTCTTCCATGCCACCCATGTCTTCCATGCCGCCCATGTCTTCCATGCCTTCCATGCTGCCGAGGGCGCCCATCTCGGCTGCGCCGGCGGCTTCGCCAGCCACTTCAGCCACTTTGGCCATAGAAGCTTCAAGCTTTTTGTCATAGAAACGTTCTCTTTGGTTTCTTACAAACTCCTCTTCGGAAATGGAAAGAATATTTTTCGCGACCCACCTCTTGCTAAACATTTGCCCAATAGCAGTATCAACTAAAGCTAGTTTAGTATTCCAGTGCTCAAGCTCTTGCATCTCTGCAATTTTCGAAGGGTTGTGTAATTTCATCTTAAAAGAAGTTAAATCCTCTCCTCTATAGCCCAACGTGTATAAATGAACGATCGCTATTTTCTCTAATTCGGAAACAAGCGATCGTTGCAACCTTTGAATCGTCCGAGCAAATCGAATATCTTTTTGAGCCAATGTTGCTTTGTCTTCTTCACCGCCTTCGCCGCGAATAAGATATGACATTGGAATTTTAATTGCAGCAAACAGTTTGTCGCGCATATACTTAACATCGTCAATGGCGGTGGCCCACGTTGTGCCGCTTAAGTTTTCAATCTTAGTCCCGCTTTGGCCGCCGCGAACTGGAATATAAAAATCTTCTTCAATCGAAGCCGGGTTATATCTCAAATCAACTTTGCCTGATGATGGGTCGATGACGGAATGACGTTTCATCTGAGTCATTGCTTTCTGCATGAACTGCTCGACATCTTCCGGAGGAACGCCGCCGACATCAATATAAAAAATGCGGCGGTCTGGTGAGCGCACAATACGATAAGCCATCATCGCATCTTCAAGCATTGTTAATTGACGCCAAATTCTTCTAGCCGGATCTAAAATGCTAGTTCCATATGGCGAGTATTTATCGTTACCTAAAACTCTGAAATGTGCGACTTGCCAATTTTCTAAAGTCATACCAGCAGAGTTCCACTGAAACTGAATATAGCTTGGGTTGGTTTCGTCTTGGCCTTCCAGCCTTTCAACTTCGCCGGCTGGTAAGCCTATAACATTTTTTATGCCTATCTCCTCATCAATATCCAAGTATAAAAAGAAGTCTCCATACTTAGACATCGTGCGAGCCCAACTGTATAAGTTGTTTTCGACATTTAACACTTGATAGAAAAGAGTGTTTAATATTTCTTTAATTTCTAAGTTCAAACAATCAACTACGAGTAGCGGGCTATAATTTGTGTGTGTTGTAATCTCATCTGCATAAATATCGAGCGCAGATGCCAACTCCGGAGTAAACTCCATTTGATCAAAATCAGCATATCTTTCTGACCGGTTTTGGTTAAACATAATGTTTGCCAAAACACTTTCAAACGGATTGTAAGATTTCTTTTTAAATTGTTGGCCGCTAGCTGATTTAAATCTTTTTGCTGTTTTGTCTAGTTGGTGCTTTCTTCCTATTCTGACCTGTTGTCTTCTGTAATTGACAATCGGGCCCGACAACAACCTTGTTAGCTTTTTGAACAAAGTAGATTCTGAATTTCTTGGGTTTCTTGGTGAAACTTGTCTTCTGTTTTTTCTAGCCATTACCTATTGCCCTATTTTACAAAAAACGGAATGTTGTTAAAATCATATCCTTTTTCCGAATTATTTTTTCTATACCCCGCCATTCCCCTCATCCTCGTATCAAAAACACTTTTAGATGTCATGATCGAGCCAAGCATGGCCTTCTTATATTCAGTCTCGTGGTGATTGGCTATGAGCGCAGTTTCGCGGACCCAACATGCAATAGCAATTGCTAAAACCAAATCATCGTTATAGCCCCGTAAAGCCTCTGCTTTTCCATTGTTCCAAACAAAAGTTTTAAGTTCGCTGAAGAGGCGCATTGACTTTACTTTTATAACCTTATTTCTTACTAGCTCTTCTAATTTTGCCACAATTAGCGGTCGTGTTTTAACAGTCGTCGCGAACCCGGGAGTCGCAGTACTCTGATGTTCCGCTAGGTATTGGTTGACATGTTCGTGAGTGCCTTTCCTAGAGAAATATATATTTGGATGTTTCAAGTCTCTCAGCTTATCCAAGACTGACATTCCTATAGAGTTGTTTTCAACTACCGTTAGACAAAAACCATACTCCCTGCTCGTCTCGTAGAGTAGCGAAGCGTACATATCTAGAGGTAATTTTCCTTGATATTCTGCAACTTGTTCCATCGTTTCCGAATTAAAGATATGAAAAGCAGAGTTGTCTTGGCCATCGCCGCGGGCAACGTCTGCGATTAAAAAGTATTTTTTCGTTGCGTCATATGTCTCCCAAATCCATAAATTACGGTCGAAGCCGGTTTTATATTTTGGTTCTACGGTGCCTTCTTTTATCCTCTCTAAATCTTCGCCAGTCAATAGTGTTTCGCCAGACATGTTGAAATTACACTGAAGCTCCTGCGCAACTTCACGCGTTGACATATTGCGGCACTCTTTTTCGTACCACTCATAATCTCTCTCTGGGTGCATATCCCATGGCAAACATATATTATTAAAATCATTTATGCCTTGCTCAGATTCACTATATATCTTATGAAACATGTTTCCTACACCTTTTGGCGTAGAAGCAATAATACAATCACCACCAGTAGATAAGGTCGGCAACAGGCCGGCCCACAAATCATCAAGACCCTCGATGATTGCCGCCTCATCAATAACCAGCAAAGAAAGTGCTTCGGAGCGGCCGGCATCGCCAGAGGTCGAAATAGCCTTTACTTCACTTTGGTTGTCTAACTTAAATGAGTTTCTGTTGTCGACAACTATCTTTGAAATTAGCATCCAATCTGGTAAAGACTTTATAGCCAGTTTAGTTTTTTTAACTAAGTTCGCGGCTGTGTTCAGCTTAGTTGCCATTACAACAACGTTTTTTCCTTTGTGAAATAATAAAAGCCACGCCACATAAGCAGATATCGTGGTAGATATCCCAAGTTGGCGCGCTTTAAGAACAACATTGTAGCGGT